ACGCGCATTCGCAATCTCAGGGAAGTGCTTTAACAACTCCACCTGATAATTCAGATCCGCCGCCGCAAAATCGACCTTATAGCTCATCGCACCACCGGAATTTCATAATTGCTTAGCACCTCATCCAACTCATGCGGCATCACATACAAATACTGCGCCTGTCCGGTCGTCGGGTCGCCCACCACACCCGAGAACCCGCCTTGCGCATCTTTCAACATGCGCCCTGCCATCTTGCGGCACAAGGCATTCACGTCATCCGGCGGGCATTGCTGATAAATGGCGGTGCTCGCGCTGTGTGAAGCCGCCGTGCTTCCGTTCACCCCGCGCGTCACATTGAACGTGCGATACACAGCCACCGTGGCACCATTGCTATGCGTGGACTTTGGCGTATTGTTCCAGCCGCGCGTCACCAGCCCCGTATTGCCGCTGATATCACGCACTTTCATCTGCTCAATCGTAGTGCGGATCACTTCACCCACATTCACCAACGA